AATCAACCGTGTCTGAATTTTCAAATAGCTTTTGAAGACACGCCCAAACTATTTGGTTTTCTTCTGAGGTAAAAGATTTTTTGTCTATTGTTCCATTGATATCAATAAACGCATCGCTTCCATGCTGAATAAGTCCAGCAAGAACGGCTCTTTCTGCAACGGGATTGCGAAGTTCTTCTGTCATTAACCAACGCACCTACCGCAACGATGAAAAGTACCACTTTTGTATGCTGGGTTAATCTCTTCCTTAGTACCACATACGTGACACGACACCTCAATCAACTTAACAGGAGGTCGTCTTTTTGTTCTGGGGACATCTGGTGTTGTAACATCTTTGGCCTCAACGCCATCATCCATAAACTGATTTTCACCAACTTGGATAGGTTCTTTTCTACCAAACTTTGATTCAACATCTCTGGGTTCTGTAGAGAAGTCTAAGTCTTTCGACCGCACCTGCACTGGTGGCTGCACGGTTTCGGCGTGTGATCCACTTGTGACTGACTCTGGCTCTGGGCTTCTTTCTTGCTCTGCCCCTCCTCCTGCTGGTCTGACTTCTTCTCCTGTGAGGGCTGAAAAGCCCTGAATAACTTGCTCCATATCATTGTTTAATATGCCTTTTTTAATTGTGTCTATAGGATTCATTTCTTCTTCTCCGTCCAAGTTCTAGCAAGGTATCAGCTTGTCTTCTAACGTCCCTTACTGTGTCGGTCAATATGGTTATTCTTCCTTCAGCAATTCTTTTTACCCTCCATACTTTTTGTATGAAGTCATCTTCTCTTATAACTGAATTTACTTTTACTTCCCATTTTGTATACTTGTCAAAGTTATTAGCCCTACTAGCAACAGTATGGTTAATAAGCTCTTCGCACCACTTAAATCTAGCTAGATGTTTATTGTATATTTTCTGTAGGTAATTGCAGTAACCCTGTACAACGAAAGCTTTCTCACAGCACTCTTCTGCTGTCAAAGACTTTAACTCAAAAGAACTAAGGTTTATTATACCTTTAACTTCAGGGTTATGCTCTATGTCTATAACGCCTTCTGCATTAGTATAGCTTTCCAAGTCTTCTATAAACTTCTCAAGCTTGTCTATTGATAATTCTTCTTTTCCATTCATCTTCTGATTCCGAATAACTTAATGCGACAAGGGTGATGTCGTTAATTTTAAGCCAGTTTTCCTTGTCCCTATCTCTCGATTTTGATTTCCTAAAACCCGCTTTGTTGCCATGAAAATGGGCGACAAACTCAAAGTGCTGCCGCCCGTGAACTTCGACCGCCAGAAGTTCTGACGGTATCAAAAAATCAACAAATAAAGTGGATTTTCTTGATGGCTTATGTGAACCGGGAAGTGGAACTTCCTCAAGGATTGTATCATACGGAAATACATCACGCAAGAGTTTTCTCGCAGAAATGTGCAATTTAGATCGAGGTCTTTTGTCGTCCCCATGAACAACATGTTTGGAAACGTTCCACTTGCGATCCCTCCCATCAAAACCTATCGCCTTCAAAACAGCATTTCCTTTAATGAAATTTGCAAAGAAGGCCAAAGATCGTTTGTGTCAAGAAATTCTTTGAGCTTGTTCTGTCCTTGAAACTTAACGAACTTAATGATTTTTTCTTCTTCGTCTTCTTTAATACCTTCTGCCTCAAGAAGCTTTTTGATTGGCTTTGTATTTTCAACCAAGAAGTCACAAGTATACCAAGCCCCAGCAGCAGAAATTAAATCAAAGTCATTAGCTTGTTCAAACATCTCCTGCTTGTAATCAATTCCAACTCCATACCTGAGCCAGCCAATGGCTTCACCGCCAACAAAACCGCCAAGGGCAGAAGTGATAACCTTCCAGTGCATTGCCTGACCTATTTGATTTCCTTCGTTTTTATCTTTCCAAGCTTGAATCCAAGCTATTTCAAGAATGGTGTCTGCTTGATAACGCACTTTTACGCCACCGTCTGCTACTTTCTTTTTACCCATACCGCCAGTGTTGGCTATAAAATGGGTGATCATTATAACGATAGCCTTTTGTTTGGGGACTACGCTACTCATTTTTTTACAGAAATTAGATAGAATCCTTGGAACTCCGGGTCTATAATCTCCCCGAACCTCTTCGTCTAAATCTCTTTGTGCTATTAAGCTAGATATTGAATCAATAATAATTACACAATTAGGATGAGCCTTTACTAACTTCTCCACAGCCCCAAGGTATTGTTCGGCACTTAGTGTTTCATTTTCAGACTGAACTACTGTGATCTTGTCAGCCTGAAGACCATGCACTCCTTCAAAGTTTTTGGTACTCAGCCTACCCTCAACATTAACATAGAATATGGGACGTTCACCATACTCCTTCTTTTGGCAATTAGCAGCAAATTGTAAAGCTGTCGTTGTTTTACCAGACTTTGGGTCGCCAATCATTTGAACCCAAGTCCCCTCTCTAAAGCCACCCCCAAGAGCATAGTCTAAGGCTGGGCTAACAGGGATAACTTGCATGTTCTTTAAGTCTTCAAAAACATCAGCACCGTTTACCAGTATGTTTCCGTACTTTTTAGTAATAGTCTTTAACGCTGCTGTGTCACTCATTTTCCAACCCCTTAAGTCTTGAGATTCTGCTTTGTTTTCCGTATGGCTGCTTAGGAGTAGATAGACTGTTGTCTTTGTACTCGACTTCTTGAATTTCTCTATCGTTTATTTTGTCTAACTTGACTTGTTCTTTTTTGATAATGTCTTCAAGCCATCCCACTCTAAGGGAATATATACCTTTCCCTTTGTAAGAATTTAAGGCGTTAATGATAGCCTTTTCGTGGTATTTTTTAAGAAGCTGGTAGCCTTTCGTTACTTGGCTCTGGAACTCTTTCTTCCACTTGTCTGTGTTCCAAAGGGCGTATGCTGGCCTACCTACATTTTCTCTTTCGGCTTTTCTTAGACATACCATCTCAGCAATATATTGAGATGCGTTACATTCCTGTCCTGTTGTCTTGTGCTTGTAACCTTTGTTCATTCAATATTCCCTTTTTTGCAATAATAAATTCTGGATTCGCATAGGGATCTCTTTCCTCTACCGATTCCGATATCAATTCAGGAAGCCTCCATCTTCTTACAGAAAGCTTTTCTCCGTCCAAAGTACCAAACACAAAGGCGTGTTGGTTCGTGTCACCAAACAATAAAGCCCCGACAGATTTACAAAAGAAATATCCATCATGTCCAGACCCTAGTTCTTCTATGTGGGATTTGTTCCGCAGCTTAATAGATTGAATATACAGATCATTACTATCGCAGTATTGCTTTAGTCTAGTCCAAGCGCTTGCTGGCTCTACGTTTGGCCTTCCGTCATCTTGGTATATTACTTCACCATTAGAAAGAGTTGCTATCCAAAGAGGGTTTTGGTCAGCGTAAATATTGATGTAGTCGTCGAATTCTTTAGATAAGAAGATACTCATTTTTTCTTAATGATATGAATGGCGTTTTTGTGTTTTGATGATACGTTGATTCTTTTTGATCTTGTCTCGTCGGCAATTTCCGAAGCGGCAGGAGTCATAATTGTAACACCCCGATCCTCTTTGTGTCCAAAAAGTTCGCTTATATCGGATTTTTTATCCTGAACTTCATCCACATGACTCATTCTGGATTTTTCAATATGCTTCTTAACGGACGCTTCTGTCCTGTTTAGATCTTTTGCTATTTCGTCAACCTCTTTGTCCTCATTATTTTCTATATAAAACTTTTCAACCTTGTTTAGCTTTCCTGTTTTTTTAGACATCAATATTGCTCCTATCAGCCCAAGTAAGGTGGTTCCTCTGTTTAGTTCTTAAGTATTTAATATAATGATCAAATGTTTCTGATGACACCTTTGAGAACTTGGTATTCAGTGCGTTTGCTTTTCTGCCGTCTATTCCTTGGGGGTCGTATAAACCACCACGAAGCGTCTTGAGGTAGTATCTTTCTCTGTAGCTGTCTCCAGTTCCTTTTCTCTCTATGTAGGCACAAGAGCTAGCGACATCATCTAATGCGTTTCCGTTTTTATCGAAATACGTATAAGACACATTCTCGGTCTTAATGAAATCTTCAGCTTCCATCTTCTTTTCCTTCCAGCTCTACTATAATAATACCGTCTTTTTCATACATTTCGTCAACTATTAAATCATCAGGTGGCGATTGAAAGTAATCCCCCTCAACATCAATAAGCCAACTTTTTCCATCGCAAAAGGGACATTCAACAATTAGCTTGTTTTCTTTTTTGCTTGGTGCAATCCTAAGAAGTTTAAATATTTCCTCTTGGCAATCTGCGCATTGTATATTGACTTCTTCAAGGTCTTTGTATTTTATAACTTGATCTGCTGGTTTATGCGGAAGGTTCATTTTTTACCTTCTTGGATGTACTTAGCCTTCTGCGATTTTGTCATTTTGTTTATTTCTGATTGTGTAGCACTTCCAGATTTTTCTACCCAGTTTTTAGGCTTTTGTTTTTTGAGGTTTCCTTCTTGCTGCTTAGCTCTTTTTTCACTACGTTCATAGCTACCCATATTTTTTGTGTTTGATTCGGCAAGCTGGCCAAGAGTTGTTGGCTCACCCTTCACAAAACCCATAGGAACTTGATTGATAACTATCTTAATGTCTGAACTTCCGCACTTGCAGGGTTCGGGAGTTTTGTTGAAGCCGTGAAATTGTTCAAACTCACAACCACATTCGTTACATAGATAATCGTATGTTGGCATTTAATGATACTTTACAGGTTCGTCATAAAGTGCGTTTAATATTTTAGAAATAATTTTATTTCTTATTATATCATCTTCGGTTAATTCGGCAATACCAACACCACTAACATTATTAAGGCGGTCTAGGAACTCTTCCAGACCTCCTTGTTCTTTTTTTAGTAGGTCTGTTTGGTCGATGTCGCCATTGATGACCGCTTTTGAATCCCAGCCAATTCTAGTGATGAACATTTTGAGTTGTTCAAAGGTGGCATTTTGGGCTTCATCTAATATCATAAAGCAATTATGAAAATTTCGCCCTCTCATATACTCTAATGGACAAACTTCTATTTTGCCTTCATCTCTATAGGCTTGAACCCTGTTAGTATTTAGTCTATATTCCATCTCTTCTATTACGGGTACTAAATACGGATGTATCTTTTCTTCAAAGGTTCCGGGCAAAAAACCTAAACCTCGACCAGACTCAATTACAGGTCTAGTAACAATTATCTTCTCAACTCTTTTATCTAATAGATAATCACAAGCAAGACCTACTGCCACTGCCGTCTTTCCTGTTCCGGCAGGGCCGGTGCAAAAGGTGACATCATTTTCTGACATTAGCCTAATATAGTCTTCTTGGTTTTTGGTTTTAGGCTTTAGAGCTTTCCTTCTTTTTGTTTGTCCTTTTGCCTGATAGTTATTATCAGTGTTTTTTCTTTTGGACATATATTATTTACCTGTAGAGCCAAAACCACCAGAGTCTCTTTCTGTTGAATCAAGCTCCTTTACCTCATTTAATTTGAAATTTGGAATTTCCTGAATTAGTAATTGCGCAATCCTGTCTCCGCGCTTTATTTTATACATTTCAGATGTTGTGTTATGTAAGCAAACCTTAACTTCTCCACGATAGTTACAGTCAATAACACCTGCATGTCTGTGTATGCCATTTACACCCATGGAAGATCTATCCCAGATCAAGCCAGCATAGTGTTCAGGAAGAGCTATTGCTATGCCAGTGGATACCAGTTTAGTTTCTTCTGGCCACAATGTAACATCTTCATCAGCATATAAATCCCAGCCAGCGTCATTCGCATGGCCTTTAGTCGGGACTTCGGCAGTTTCAGAAAGCTTTTTAACATCAAGACGTTTGTATCCATAAACAGTAGCTGTAGCACTTGCATGTCCCGTGATGATCGCCATCATGATCTCCTTAAATAACGTCGCACTTACCGCCCGCACAAGCCCATTCCTGTTCAGGCTTAACATTGTTTTCTTCTTCTATAACTTCTGTGTAGTCCACGGAGGTGTATTCTCTGCTTAAGTCTACCCACTCTTTCCAGTTGTATACATCTTTCATGCAGTACGTGAGTTTTCTCAAATCGCCTTCAAAATACCTTTCTGCAAATCTTGCACATCTGTCTGACCATTCTTTTTTGCCGTTGCCTTTTATTTTGGCTCCAACACCAAGAAGTGAATCACACGCTGCCCACAGATTGTCTTCCCATAGATTGAGAGCGACTTCTATAAGACCGCTAACAAACAAAGATGCGTCTCCATAGTGACGAACTTGTTCAGTAGGTAGGTAAATTGCAGTGAATGGCGCTTGGGGATAATCTTTGTCTCCAGTAATTGGTAATAAAGAAATACCGCAGAAGAATTTTCTATTTTTGTAAATGAATTTTTCTACTTCTTCCCACTCATCTGGCTTTACATTAATAGTGTTGGAAACATTGTGTACCAACCAAGGTTGGGTGCAAAGTTTTTTGTTGGTTCCGGTAATGACCCAGCTTTGTTGTGTGCTTTTAACATGACTGAGCAGGTCAATAGCTCCAACTTGGTTTTTTGTTTTTGCTCCGGCGGGAACTTCAACACAAAAAGAGACTACGTCATCACTATCATTATTTGACCATACAGATTCTTCGCAAGCTCTTGGGTTTATTTCTCTGAAGTAGTTGTAGATCGGTTCCATCTTATTAGCTTGCACGCGTCTAATATAACGCTTGGCATGATGAGGATGGATACCAGAACTAGTCCCAAGAACGCAACTGCTAGTGCCTTCAGGTTTGATGCAAGTAGTTCTAGCAGCTTGATTGATTCCAATGATTTTAGCGATTCTTTTATTTTCATCTTTAACCGTCTTAGCTCCAGCCTTTTGAACTTCTGGACTTAAACATATTTCATGTTGTTCCATGATACCTGTCATGGAAACACCAAGCAAGGCTTCTCTTTTTACTATATTTTCACTTGTCTCTCCAAGGTATGAGAACGAAGCAAAGCCAGCTTGCAGTGTTCCGATTATAGAAGCCGCCCTGCAAGCTTCAAGGAAGTCTTCTTCTGATTTTATCTTTGCGCAATTGATTGTGCTTAAATTACACGCCTGCCAGCCGCTCTCTCCTGTTGTTTCATCTACAGGCCACATGCCAATCTCAACACAGGGATTTACTATTAGCTCTGTAGAGTCAGACCATACAAATCCGGGTTCTCCGAATTCTTTAACAGACTTCATTAGTTCTGAGAACTGCTTTGCCGTTGTTTTTTCTCTTAATAGAATAGCAGAGTTATTAGACCTACCTCTTTGTGGATTATCTACAAACCAAGAGCCTGTCTTTGCTTTAGCCATCTCTTCATCGTCTGGGCTAAATAGACATATCGTAGCACTTCTACGAACCCCACCTGAAATAACAGCATCCGCACTGTGCATTACTATATCGTATGCTTGAATCGGCGTAAGGTTTCTTATTGATTTATCACAAAAATCTAGATCTTTTAATGCCTTGTCTAATATCTTTCTAATATTAGATAGAGCATTCTTTAGTGGTTCTGGGCCGGGAGCTTTTCCACCGCTTGAGTTTAGGAAAGACCCAGCAGGTCTAATTTCAGAGTAATCAAAGTTTATATTCTTTCCTGAATATTCAGAGAATATTTCTTCTTGATCAAAGTATGCCTACTGCATCAGACCAACCTTCAATTGTATCTGGTATAACATATTTTTTTGTTCCATTTTTATTTCTTACCAAGGGTGGTAGTTTTTCTATGTGATGTTTCTGCACTGAAAATCCAGTGCCACATCCACAAAGCAAAAGATACATGCACTCTTGAAAAAAACGCAAGCGATCACAGAAAGAGGTGATGCAATTATAGATTCGAGCGTTGTGTTTAAAGATTGGCTTGCCGCCAAATTGCAAGGCTCTTTGAGAACCGAGGACGCGCTTTTTGCGCATCATCTCGTAAGCCCATTCGATGTCTTCGTGTACTTCAGGTATATCGAAGTACTTGTTTAACATCATCTCCTTTACACGGCTAACAGCTTCATTCCAAGTTTCTCTTCTTTTTTTTTCTTGTATCCATCTTGCATATTTTGCAACAAATGTATAATCCTGAAGCTCTCTAACCGACATCTATATTCCTCTGAGTTGGTAAAAAAAGAGCGACACTGCTTTACCAAGAAATTTGTTAAGGGTTAATTTTATGTTGAGTAAAAGTTTAAACTACTGACTTGGTGCAACAATGGCATGTCGAAAAAGTGTCGCTCTAGCTCTTTGAAAAGCTTCTTTAAATTCCGACACTTTATTATACACTAGAACAATCTACCTTGCTTTTCATTTTGATTGCTGTTCGTCAGTTCGTTCAAGTAAGACCTACTTGGGGTAACCCACTCTATTTGCAATCCAAAATCAACTAAATGATTATGTATCATTGTGTCTTTCTCGGAATAACTAACAACTTTATTACCATTCGCTATCTTCCATGTGGTAATATTGTTTTGCCATAAAAGCTTTGAACACCTATAACAAGGCATGTGAGTTACATAGGCAATAATATCTTTTTTAGGTTTTATAACCATATTGCTTATAGCATTTTGCTCAGCATGCACCATAAAGGGATACTTATCTGGCCTGCGGGTTGGTAAAGATGAGTCATTCACGCCTGAACAAAATCCATTGTAACCGGCGCTAATAACTCTGTTCTCGTGTACTAATACACAACCAACCTTGGTTTGAGAATCTGGACTTCTTGTTGAAGTTAGAACGGCGAAGTTTATAAAGTATTCATCCCACGTTGGCCGTTCCATGATCTCGCTTCCTTGCTCGAACTCTTCGTTCTCGTTTGAGACGCTTTTTATCTCTTTTGCTTTTCTTTCTTATTGTTCTGCCCATTTTGATATTCTGGATGAATCCAGACAATCTTATTTTGACGAGCATAGGCAATCATTTTACGACCATTCTCGATTTCCGGCAATACCCATGCCCAACTATTGTCAGAAATCTGTAATTTTTCAGCCGATTTTTTTTCGGCAAGTTCTTGATCAAAGCTCATCTAAAATCTCCAGTCCATGAATAGCGTGTCTTATATCTGATTCCAACACAATTTCCTTTTCAAACTTCTGCGTGTAACTATTAAAAACCAACAGCCTTGCAGGAGAAGAGCCGATGATAAATTTGTTTTCTGACACAGCAAGACCACGATTCCAATTATTAGAAGCGATGTCATCTACAATAAACTTTGCATTTTTAGCTCTTGGTATTGGGTATGGAATAAAATCTACAGATCCATCAACACCCTGTGGTCTCTTTGTGTAAGAAATACCAATGCTGTTGTAAGTTGTTAAGTTGGCTATGGTCACATTGTCTAACTTATAAAAGTTATGAACAAAGCTTTTAGAATTGTTTCTCCCAAAAGCGGGTATCTCGCACACCTCTTCCATTGTTTCAAAATCATATAGTGGTGTAATCAAACCCGAAAATGTAATTCTTCCATCGCTGACAAAAATTGAATTGATGTGGAAATTGTCGTCTTCTGTTTTTTCTTCTGAAGTAATTTCTTTCTTGCCAGTTAAAACCTTATAGTCATCTACGTTTTCGCCAAGGATTTGCCAGAAGCCTTTTAGATTAAAGTCGAGGTCATACTTAGCTATAGCATCGTAAGCTGTCGATGTAGCCCATATATGATCGTCATGAACCACTATTTCATGCACGCTTTTAAGGTGATCTCTATCTTGAAATGTTCTCTTTATCTGATAAGTTTCTCTGTCTAGTTCTGTAAAGCCAGCAGAATCAGAAACGATAATGCGGTCAGAAAGAACGCAAATGCCACGAAGACCTCTTTCTCCTCCACGCTCATTATCGTTAACAAAATCCATTTCATACGGCGCATAATAAAGCACTTCCTCTGAGTCTATATCTACAACATACAAACCTCCATGTATGTCTCCTTGCTTAGCGGCTCTAACGACCGTACTGCATATAATTTTCAATTTTAAATCTCGTGATAAATTCTTGGTATGGTTTTGATACGTATCTAAAATCAAAAAAATCGTAGTCGATTCTTGAGTGCGAAAGATACCTATCGTTTAGACCGAACTCCGAGGTTCCAAAGTCAGACTGCCTCTCGTCATTTATCTTCTTTGCTACGTTTGTCAATACTGCACTATATTCTAAACAGGTCATATATGGTGGGATGAACCCATCAAACAAGCCCATATAAAGATTGTCTTGTAAGTTTTTTTCAAAGTCATCCTTAGTGGGAATGTTAGTTCTTTCTAATATAAAATTAATTAGCTTGGTGGTGTATATATGTCCATTGTGAGAGAAGGGCATGGCAAAATTAGTAAACGGCTTAATGTGAGAGGCATTCCAGATCATAAATTTATCTAGTATGAACTCACCCTTCTCTGGCCTGTCTATGAAATAATCATTTATCTTATAGGGGTTTTGTATGACAGTGTTATTTCCAATTCTTAAAGACAAAGCGGAAATTGCCTCGTCTCTAAAAAGCTCCATTATTTTTTTATAGGAGGGAAGTCTTTCAAAGACTATATTTTCATCGCTAAAAATACAGGTTAGATCTCTGCTTCCCAGTCTCTTGATTATATCTGTGCTTAGGTTTTCACTCTCTCTTTGATACCACCTAATGGGAAACTGAAGTCCGTACCTATCTTTATGGTAAAACTCTTGTTTTGTTTTTTGGTAGCCGCGCTCAAACACGGCGTTTGATGCTTCGTATATCACACGAATATCGAATAGATTGCTACTATTTCTTTGAATGCTTTCAAGTAGCAGGTGTAGCTGAGAAGCTCTGTCTTTAGAGAGAATTATTGCTGTTATCATCTGACTAAAATAGAATCTGGATTGATGGTATTGACAGTTAAATTTGCGTCATGCCATGCAATTGTTTTGGTAAGACCCGCCTCCATGTCGGTTGTGGGTGTCCATCCTAGGTTTTTTCTTATCCTAGAAGTGTCTAAGAAAGACCTCTCTTTAGCATCTACGTATTCTTCTTTCCAGATTATTTCTTTTTCAAACCCTATGATATCAGCAACTGTTTTATGTAGATTTTTTATATTAACATCATATCCTTGAGAGACGTTGTATGTTTCGCATTCATCAGCGAACTGAATAACATCATAGATTGCGCGAACAGCATCGTCCACATAAAGGAAATCTCTGGTTGTCTTTGAGTTTCCATTAGCCTCAAGGTTTATGTCGTATTTTTTAGCGGCTGAAACGTTGGTGATTATGGATTCAATTATGCTATTTCGCATTGGATTGAATCTACTATTTGGCCCATACACTTCTGGAAAAATAAGATTAACACCAACAAAGTCTGGAAACTGCGTGCTAAAAGCGGCGTTCAGTTCCATCATAACCTTTGCGGTATTTCCGTAGTATCTTCTGCTCCAGTGTGGAGCGCCCTCCCATAGATCTTCTTCTTTATGTGGTAGTATTTGTTGTTCTGGATAGCAAGAAGAGTGCCAAGCCATTATGAATTTTTTACAACCGCTTATTCTTGCTTCTTCAAGAACTTTAGAAGTTACGAAAAGATTTTCATACATCATTGCTGCTGGGTAATCTAAGCAGTTCTCTTTGGTTGGAGGGCGGGTTGCTAGATGGACAACAACGTCTGGGTCTATATCGAAAGCCCAGCCTATGGTAGAGTCGTCACCTAAATCTAAGCCGCTTCTGGTTCCCGCAAGAGCATAGACTTCTTGAAAGCCTTCTTGAGATAGGTATGCTCCAAGCTTTTTACCTATCCATCCTTGCCCGCCAGTTATTAGTATCTTCGAGTTTTTATCCATTAAAGTCTTCTAGAAAGTCTACCAGATCTTCTGGAGACATGTTGTTTGCCCTCTTTTTGATATTATGATCTTCATCCATGATAACTACTGTTGGATATCTCTCAATAT